GGGTGCGTGACGCACGGCAGCCGCCGCGCGCGGCGGGAACGCGCGCCCGATATGATCAACGAAACTACATACCATTTTGGCAAGAAGTGCATAAAAGAAGCGGAGCTTGGCGCAGGGGCGCGACACGCTACGCTTCCTTTATAAAAAATAAACTACCAATTTAATAATAATAAACTTCTATCTCAGTATTTCCTTCCAACGACGACCTTTACTGCCTATACCATACCAACCAGTACCATGCTTAGAGGAAGTAAAACCACCAGACGAAGAACGAGAACCAGAACCAACAGAATCACCTTTACCGGTATAAGAATTATTCGTCGTATTAAAATAGTTATTATCCGGACGGCGTGCAGCAGCAGCGGCTACCATAGCAGCATCACGCGCAGAAGCAATACCACGATCGGTAGCCATACGAGCAACAGCAGTTGCAGCATTAGAAGCAATACCAGCAATGTCAGACTGAAAGCGCTTATCACTACCATAACGCGAGGCCTCATAAGACTTATCCGCGCCATAACGCGCAGCCTCAGACTGAATACCAGCAACAATCTGAGACATAGCTGTATACTTATCAGCAACAGCTTCTTGTGTACGAGCATTGATGTTAGCAGCCTCAATCTGAGTATTAGCAACAAGAATAGAACCAAGTAAATTTGCAATAGCACCATTAGCAGATGTATCTACATCACCTTTAGCACCTTGAGAGGTAACACCTTGCGCAGTAGCACCAGAGCCAACAGAGGCACCATTTCCATTCATGGCAGATAAAACAGGATTCAAACCAGCAGCCATTAAATCACGAACCTCGCGTTGATGAGCAGTATTAGACATAAGTGCCTGCCAATTTCGATTTTTTGCAGCCTCAGTCTGGTTAAATTCCATAGCCTTAGCATTTTGCTTTTCCTGCCAATCTCGTTGAATAGATGCCTGCTGCGCAGACCAAGCGTTATTAGACTGTGCAACACCTTGCATAGATGCAATCTGATCAGATGCAGAATGAAGAGCCGAATTGATATCCATATATACTCCTTTCAAAATAGGGGGGCAACTGCCCCCCTATAACTTAATGATGATCAATAAGACCAGGAATAGAATACATAGGCATAGGCCTAGTTGCACGATTCTTGATATAAATATCAGCAAAAAGCTGATTAGAAACGGTAGACTTAACAGCAAGAACACGGTCTACCGTATTCTTATCCTCGCGAATCCAAGAATCAGACAAAGCAGGTAAATTATCATAATCATCGGCAAGATGCCAAACGTCCAAAGACTGAGCATAAGCAGAACGCATTTCACCGGTAACACGGTTAGGTTTATAACGGTAGTCACTCCAAGCTTCTTGATAGCCAAAAACCTCATCATCAACAGAAGTACCCTGAGCAAAAATTTCCTTATTCTTGACAGCCTGTTCACCAATATTTGCAAAAACAGGCCAATAGAAATCAAAGCGCGTCTTACGCGACCAATGACGCTCAACACCCTGCTGATACGTATGATCATAACGAGCAACCATGACACCAATAATATAACCGTGCTCCGTAAAGCTCTTCATAAAATCATCATGGGAATCCGTAGTTTGAGACATACCAACAACAGTGCCCTGCGGAGTATCGGCACCGGCACCAGTGCCGGACTGCTGAATGACCTGGTTTACATTAATAGGCACACGGTTACCACCGAGATATTCGGGACGCTGCAAACGAGCATCAGGAGAGGTAACGCCGAAATGAGACTTGAGAACCTCAATATAACGAGTACCACCACGCGCGTCACGCTCATACAGCTTTTGAATCTGAAAAGCCATTCGAAGCTGGTTAATCGTAGCAACAATAGCATTACCAGAATTTTTCGCCCAAAGGTTAGAAAAACCAAGTTCAGTAGTAGTCATAGAAGGAATACCGACAGCAACACCCATATTACTTGAACCGTTAGGATCAAGTCCTAGAGTACCGCCAGGGATATTAATCCACGAAGAAGAAGAAGATGTAAACTGCTCAACTTTAACAGGCACAGAAGAGAGAGGCGTTTTATCAAGCTTTGCAATAACAGGCAAATCACCCTGAGAAACAACCGACAAAGTAACATCAGGGCCTTTCTGAGGACTGGGAAGGCAAGACGTGAAATAATCATGATACTTGGCGGCAATATAAGGAAGACCACCTTTCGCAACATCAGAAACAAAAACTCCGGAATTTACACCTTGAACGGTAGCATCATCAACCGGAACAACAAGCGGGTCTTGCAAATTCTGGTCTCGGAACCACTCATTAATAACAAGAGCGTAAGCACGGAACGGAAGAGCACTAACCGAAATACCAGCAACACCAGTCGGAAGACCGAAATAATCAGCAAGAGTGCCAACATTCCAACCACCAGCAGGCGCCGTAATCTGTGGAACACTGTATTCGGTCTGCGGAATCCATGCCGATTCAGTATTTTCACCGTTGAATGCTTTCCAGTGATTCCAAACAAGACGATTCGGCACAAAAAAGTAGTACGTGTCAAGATACACGTTATCCATCATAGGAGTTAACAACGTCTGCATACGGACTACTTTCGAAGAATGTACATTGAAAGTATCGCCGGGAAGGACTTCTTCGAGAAAGAAAGGGACAATGTCACCAACATTAAACGATGTCTTGACAGAAGCCGAACGATCAAAAGTAGAACGGCTCATATCAATTCGCGTAGGATTTAACGCAAAATGCGATTCAACATTACGATTCACTTTCTTAATCCTCCTTTACAGCATCGGACACTACCGTCTCAGATGCGGAATCAGATTCAACCAAGTCAGAAGTCATGCCCATCTTCTGTAACCAATCTTCACTGCCAGACTGCGACAAAAACTGCTCAAAAGAACAATCAAAACGCTGTCGAACCTCAAGGGGAAGAGACTTAAACATTTCTTCAGCCTTATTAATACTGTTAAGAGCATCAGCCATATTAGACGGAAACTCCGTCACATCAGCATAAAAGCCTTGTGCACGGGACAAAGCTTCAGTATCGCCGTTAGCAAAACGAGCAAGAATAACGTTAATATCAACGCTGTCAGCAAAAGACTGAATATAAGCATATAAATCCTCAGTACCTTTTTCTTCAAGAACTACACGTCCGTTAGCATCATATCGACCAGCATAAAGCTGCTTAACGCGAGAACCAGAACAAGGATGAATACGCTCACGCGGGGAATACTGAGTATCAAACATCAAAATCACCGCCTTCATGAGTATCTTCAATAGAACCGAAATTCTCATAGAGAATATCGATCAAATCAGCAATAAAGGCCAAAAGACGCTCTTTCGTAAAAGTCTTTCGAACAAAAGCAATAAAAATAGACAGGAGCTTATCTTTCATTACGCAACACCTCCGATGCATCAGCAATCAGAATCGGTGAAAGAACAGGATCAACGCCGGTATCAGTGTCCCAATTAGCCACCTTATACAAGGCAAAATCATTGGGATACTGATGCATAATACAATCAAGCTGAGAAACAGCCGCAGAAAAATTTCGGAGAGCAGCAGGGTCTCCCTGCTCAACAACAGGGGTCATAAAGCCAGTCTTAGCATCTTTAATAGAATAAAGTCCGAATTTCATAATCTGATACCTCCGCGAAAAATTTTAGGTTCAATGTTAATCTTCTTCGATCTTGCCGCAGTACGGCGAAAAATTTTGTTGTCAAGCTTACGCTTAGTCTTCTTACGCATTTTTTACAACTTCCTTTCCAAAGATTTTATTTTGTCAATCAAGGCTTGCTCCTCGACGGCAAGACGAGCATAACGATCAAGATTAGTACGCGCAGACTTTGCATCATCAGCAGCGGCAGCTAAACGCCGACGAACAGCTTTTGCCTGCTCCATCTCTCCGGGATGATCAATATCAAATAACTTGTCATAATAGCGAGGTGGACGAAACTTCAAACCACCAACGTCAGTTTTAAGATTAATGTACTCATGCTTATACAAATCCGGATGATCATCATAATACTGGCGACCAATACCGGGTTTTCGGGACATACGAACAAACTCCGGTACAAGATTAAGATCGCTATAAAGCGAAGCATCATGACCTTTTAACTTTTTCATTATATACCTCGCGGTATAAGCACAAGTCTCCCAAGTTACGGCACCGACCACAACATAGCCGAGACCCCAAGTGAGATTAAGAGAATCACTAATGAAATAATCATAACCTTGGGGGGAACGTTTGAAGGGTCGCAAATCGTCGAGAGACAATCCAAAAACAATTGCGTGATAATGAGGGCGAGCAGTAGAAGTGCCATACTCGCCACAGGCAAAGTACCGTATGTGATCATTTGGATGTGCCTTTCTTAAACGTTTCCAAAATAATTCCAAATCGCGGGGTTTAAGAGTAAGAGCAGGAGCAGCTTCGCCATCATCATTGATAGCATAAGCAGTGCGCGGAACGTGTTCATCATCATAAGTCAATGTTACAAACCAAGATTCCATATGATATTGCAATTCAAGCATACAGCGGTTCGCCCATTGACGGCTATACTCAAGGCGACAGCCTATACACTGACCACAGGGGAGTTGCAAGCGCTGCCACGAGGGATATACCTCGCTGGCATGCTGTCCAGAAAGAATCTTAATATTGCGTTTTCCATTCGCTGTTCTTCCGGGAAGAATCACAGCTTCCAAAGGATGATAGCACGGCATTAACATCACCTACTTTAGTTATATTATATACTATTTATATTTTTTTTCAAATATTTTTTATATTTTATATTATACTTTTTTTATTATTTTATTACTCTAAACTACAACAAGATAGGTATAATATGCCTTGCTAATCTTCATCTTTGGTGTCACTCAGCACAGTTA